AAAGAATAACTATGTGCTATCTAGCGATGGCAGAGGAATGGGGCTTGGATAAAGGTGATAAGGCATTGAACCAGATCTCTACTCACGAGCAAGTGTGTGAGCAGCGTTACCTGCGGATTGAGGAACGTCTTGCAAGTGGGTCTAGGCGGTTTGATGAGCTTGAAGCAAAGATGGACACTGTATCTAACAGGTTATGGTGGATTATTGGTTTGATTGTAGTGAGCATCTTGGTGCCACAGTTTTTAGGAGGTTGATATGTCAGATGAAGGAACAATTAAAGTCCCAACGTGGGCCTTACCTATTGGCGCTGCTGCGCTGTCAGGCGCAATGGTGTGGGGTGCTAGTCAAGCACAGGCACAGGCTACACAAGAAGAAGTAGACCGTATTGAAGCTGCTGTCGTGAGTGTTGTTGAAGAGGCCCAAGCCACGGGAAAACTCGCAGCAGTCAATGCGACAAAGATCGAGGCTATCGTCGATTCATTGGCGGAGCAGTCCGAGACAGCGAAAGCCAGCGACGCGAAGCTCCAGCAACTGATCGAAATAATGCTGAAGAATCAGAACTAGAGTACGACCCCGCCAACCCGAATCTGTTTTGCGATTTACGGGAGTGGCGAATGCTAGAGCTAGTCGATCCTCCTGCATACCGTCATTGCCTTGCGCTGGCATGGTTACGATACAACCACCGCCAGTGCGGCTATGGCGCTCAGATCTACATACAGAACACGATGCCGCGTGTTTTAGGCACCGCCCATCAGCTTGATGTAGAACTGCTCACTTGGGAACTTGTTAAGCCAAAAGCTGTGCGCGCTCAGGCTGTACAGAAAAAGCGGAGGCTCTAAGTGGATATTCCGCCAGTATTTCCCAACAGCGTTAACGCACCCTCAGAGGTGGTGGTCAAAGACAAGATACATAGGCTGTTGCGTTTAGATCAGATTAGCCGTACTCGCACTGATAAAGTAGAAGCGTTAACACAATACAGCGAGACGTATTACTACTATAAAAACGGTCAAGTTCTTTCTACTATTGTGAAGGTTGAAGATCAGTTTTCATTGGACATACGCGCATGACCATGATGATTTTTGTATTGATTGTTCTTGAGCGTGGGCAACCCACGGGCGAGGAGTTGTACTTCAGAGAACTGACTTCGTGCTTAGAATACTCCAAGGCGCTTAACGCACAGTCTGTAGGCAAGATAAACGAGCTACTAAGCAACAACAGCTACTTTAAGACTTACTGCCGTGTAAGAGAAATACCCACCTCAGAAGCAGGCACCAAGATTTTGTTTCGTGACCCGGCTAGAAAGGATGAAGATTGATGAGTCCGAAGAAATTAGAGCCGAAATCGCGGTATGCTCAGTACGACCTTGATGGAGATGGGGTCGTGAGCGATGAAGAATTGGCACGAAATCAAGAGCTTGTTGAAATCGAACTGCGTGAAGAGAAAGCAGACAGTCAACGAAGAATGGCTTGGGTTAGTCTTTCTAGTATGGTGGTTTACGCTTTACTACCACTCATGCCATTTATCCCTGAGTCCCGTCTGTCCACTATGGCTTCTCTGAGCGACATGTTGTTTCTTAGTCAGGCAAGCATTGTAGGGCTATACTTTGGCGCGACAGCGTACATGGCGAAGGGTCGGTGAGCGATGACAAAAGAACTGAAATACGCTGCCAGCGATGCAATAAGAGGGGCCATGTGATGCACTTCATACACCACAAAGCAAAAACGCTGTGCCCTCGTTGCTTCAATGTCGTGTTTAAGGTGGCGTAATGAGCATACTTGGATCACTTATAGGCCCAGCTACTCAGCTATTAGACAAGGTAATTGAGGACAAAGACGAAAAGAATCGTATCGCCTTTGAGTTGAGCACTCTTGCAGAGCGACATGCGAATGAACTAGCCAAGGGGCAGCTAGAGGTCAATAAGGTTGAGGCTGCACATAAGTCGTTATTCGTTGCCGGGTGGCGTCCTAGCATCGGTTGGTGCTGTAGTCTGGGTCTTCTGTATCATGTACTGATCGCGCCGATTGCAGGTATCTGGGTAGAAGTTCCAGAGATAGATCCGTCACTGCTGATGACTACTATGACTGGGATGTTAGGTCTCGGCGCTATGAGGAGCTACGAGAAGACCAGAGGCGTGAGTAGGGAGAAGTAATGACAAAACTAATTGAAATGCTGAAGCTGCATGAGGGTGTACGCAGTCATGTATACCTGTGCTCCGCCGGGTATGAAACTTTAGGCGTTGGCCGCAACATCAGCGAATCTGGTCTTGGCTTGTCAGATGATGAGATTGAATACCTCTTAAACAACGATATTAAGCGCGTGCGAGAAGAACTTGAAGACGCCTATTTCTGGTTCCCCGCACTCAACGAAGCGCGACAAGATGCGATGATTGACATCTGTTTCAACCTTGGCCTCACCCGATTGCGAGGATTTGTTAACGCTTTGGAGGCGATGTCTCGTGAACAGTTTGATATTGCAGCAGATGAGTTCATGGACTCGCGTTGGAGTCAGCAAGTAGGCAACCGCGCTGTTGAGGTGACTGAGATGATCCGCACAGGGGAGTATCAGTAATGGCTTTGCAAAAGTTTATCTTTAACCCTGGCATCAACAAAGAAGGCACTGACTACACAGCAGAAGGCGGGTGGTTTGACGGCAACTTGGTGCGTTTCCGAAAAGGATTTCCTGAAAAGATAGGTGGTTGGGAAAAGTACATTACTGAAACGTACAACGGCACAGGCAGAAAGCTTCTGGGTTGGGTTGCGCTTGATGGTACGAAGCTACTTGCTCTAGGAACTCGTACCAAGCTGTACATACAGGAGGGCGCTGGCTACGACGATATCACCCCTATAAGAAAAACATCCACAAACAGTATTACGTTTGCTGCTGTAAACGGCTCTTCTACGCTTACGGTTACAGATTCAAGCCATGGCGCGGCTAAGGGAGACTTTGTCACCATATCTGGCGCTGTATCGTTGGGCGGCAACATAACAGCTGAAGTATTAAATCAAGAATACGAAATAGCCACTATCGTTGACACAAACAGTTACACGATTACAGCAAAAGACACGAGTGGCGCAGCTGTTACAGCCAACGCTTCTGATACAGGCAATGGCGGTTCGGGTGTTGATGGGTCTTATCAAATCAATGTCGGCTTAGATGTGTTTGTTGCTGGTTCAGGGTTTGGCGCTGGTGCCTGGGGTGCTGGTGGCTGGGGTTCTACAAGCGCAATCAGTGCATCTAATCAGTTAAGATTGTGGTCGCTGGATTCATTTGGTGAAGACTTGTTGTCTTGTGTGCGAGGTGGTGGAATTTTCTACTGGGACTACACAAGCTTCTCCTCTAGAGCACTTCCTTTAACATCTTTAACTGGCGCTAATCTTGCCCCAACTGTGGGGCTGCAAGTGCTGGTATCTGATGTTGATAGACACGCGATCGTTCTAGGTGCAGACCCAATTGTGAGTGGCGCTAGGTCTGGGTCTGTTGACCCACTGCTGGTTGCTTTCTCCGATCAAGAGAATGCTGCTGAGTGGGAACCATTATCCACAAACACCGCAGGTTCACTGCGCTGTTCAGCTGGCTCACAAATTATTGGTGGCCTTAGAGCAAGACAGGAAACGCTTATATGGACTGACGTTGCGCTGTATAGCCTGCAGTTTATTGGGCCTCCATTAACGTTTGGCTTGAACTTGATCAATGAAGGTGTGAGCTTGATTGGGCCTAACGCTGTGGTGAATACACCATCTGGCGTATTTTGGATGGACAAGAAAGGCTTTTACTCGTACCAGGGAGCGGTTCAACCACTGTCTTGTAGCGTGCATTCTTATGTGTTTGATGACTTAAATGAAGGCCAAGCATTCCAAGTCTTTGGGTTTGTTAACAAACAGTTTGATGAAGTTGGTTGGTTCTATTGTTCATCAGATTCAGACGTAGTTAATCGTTATGTGGCCTACAACTATCTAGAACAAACTTGGTCTATTGGCCAGCTATCTCGCACAGCTTGGCTTGATGAAGGTATAGAGTCGTTCCCTAGGGCTGCAGCATACGGATCAGACAGCAACAGCAATTTGATCTACAAGCACGAAACTGGGTTTGATGACGATGGCTCTCCAATGGACAACGTGTTTATTGAGAGCGCAGACTTTGATATTGGAGAAGGTGAGGACTTTCAGTTTGTGCGTAGGTGTATACCAGATGTGAAGTTTACAGGTGACGGTGAAAACCAAACAATAAACTTTGTGTTGAAGGCAAGAAACTTCCCAGGTAACACATTGACCACGGATCAAACGTCCACGATCACCAGCACCACCACCAAAGTAGATACTCGAGCTAGAGCGCGCCAAGCGGTTGTGCGATTTGAGTCTGATGATGACGGCACAACAGGTGTTCGCACGGGTGTTGGGTTTAGAATTGGTGGCACCCGTTTAGATATACAGCCTAATGGGCGGCGATGAGCAAGTTACTACAAGGCAGATTACCGTTTGTTAATGGCAACGCTAATGTAAATGGCGTTACTTTTAACAAGGCGGTTCGGCTTTTAGAGATAAGCTTGGATGCCTTTGATCCAGACGCAACAGCGCAATTCACTGAAAACAAAAGAGATACTTTAAAATTCAACGCTGGTGATCTAATCTGGAACACGACTATAAATGCTTTGCAAGTGTATGATGGCGATAACTGGATTACTTTAACCAGCGCGAATCTTTCATTAGAAGCACAAGGTCAGGTTGGTTCTGTTCAAGTTGTTAATGAAGGAGCAATCGTAGTGAGTGTAGGTTCATGACAAAACTATGTGCAAGAGGCAAGGCAGCGGCCAAGCGTAAGTTCAAGGTATACCCGTCTGCGTATGCAAATGCTTATGCCAGCAAAATCTGTGCGGGCAAAATTAAAGACCCCTCTGGCTTGAAGCGTAAAGACTTCAAAGGCCCGAAGCCAAAAGATATGAATGCAGGTGGCTTTGTTGCTAAACGCGCTCGTGTAATAGACCCTAGAGGATTCAGTGGCATGCTGCCTAACAAGCGCAAGCCCACTAAGATCGCATGAGCCTAACCAAATGGTTTTCAAAAACAGACTCAAAAGGCGATTGGGTTGATATTGGCGCGCCCAAGAAAGATGGCAAGTTTCAAGCGTGTGGTCGCAAGAAAGTTGAAGGCTCAAAGCGCAAGTATCCAAAGTGTGTGCCGCGATCTAAAGCCAATCAAATGACTGAAGGCGAGCGTCGTAGTGCCGTCAAGCGAAAGCGCGCTAAGCCACAGGGTGTGGGCGGCAAGCCAACAAATGTGAAGACCATTGTAAAGAAAGCCAGCGGCGGCGAAGTTCGTCGTAACCATCGGGGTTGTGGCGCTGTTATGTCTGATCGACGCAAGAGAACTAGGTACTCCTGATGTTTAGACGATACGCACAAGAGTTCAACGGCGGTGGTGAAGTCAAGAAACGACGCCGCGATAAGATGCCGAAGCGCAATAAAAAGAACTTTCGCCCCACAAAACAAGGCGCTGGCATGACAGAAGCTGGTGTAAAAGCGTATCGTAAAGCCAATCCTGGTAGTAAACTCCAGACTGCTGTGACGGAGGATAAGCCTACAGGTAAGCGAGCAGCGCGTAGAAAGTCTTTTTGCGCACGATCTGCAGGGCAAATGAAGAAGTTTCCAAAAGCAGCAAAAGATCCTAACTCTAGGCTAAGACAAGCCAGACGGCGATGGAAGTGTTAAGCAGGTGAGTAACTGATATGGGAATGAGTAGATCTGAAAAAGAGATTGCAGCAGCGCAAAAAGATTTGCGTCAGCAAACGTCTAAAGCGATCAAAGATTTCGACACATCTGGTGGCTTTCAACGTTTTGCGCCAAGCCCTCTTCAAAGCGCCATGCCTCAACTTAAAGGCAGCACTTCATTTTTAGGTGGGGGGGCAAGCCCATACGCGCAGTCTATGGCGTATCAACGCCTACCTGGGATGACATATGCCAACCTTCCAGGCACAACCACAGCGTTCTACCCACAAGCAAACGTAGCCCCTCCTGTAGCCACAACGCCCCCAGCAAGCGGCGGCACTTCTGAATTGTATAAGTCTGAACCCGCAATAGATGTGGGCAGAGCAGATGATCCTGCTGATATTGAAGCAGAGAATGCATTGCTTCTTGCTGAAGTTATTGAACGAGCTAACGAGATGAACTTTGAGCGGCGAGATGAAATGGCTGATGCGTTCAAAGATTTTGAATTAGAACAAGCTATTCGTCGCGGCCCGTTTCAGATAGAAGATTACGATGACATTTTTGGCGACGATAAGATGCTGGAGGTTGCAGCAGACAATCGTGAAAGAGCTTTCTCAAATGAAGACTTGCTTGTTTCTCGCAGCGCCCCTGGCGGGATACTAAGTCTTAGCGATCTTCAAAACATTCAAGACTCTATTGGCGACAATGTCATGATGACCATGGCTGATGGTGGTATTGCTAGTATACCCGTGCAAATGAGCGGTGGTGGCGCGCTCGCGGCTCCAGGACAAACTTTAGGCGGCACCTCTGCAGGAAACTTGATGAGTTTAAGTGGTGGTGGAGTTGGCGGTGCTGGGGTTGGCGTAAATCCAATGACGCCTTCGCCTGCTGGAAACCCTTCAGACCAAAAGGCATCTTCAAAAAAACAAAGTCGATATGCCAACATGACTAAAGAGCAGTTAATTGCTCTTTTGGAACAACAAAACAAGTCAGACCTTGGTGCTGAGCTTACCGCTTTGAGCAAAGCATTAACGCCTCAACCATTGGCTGATGG